TTAATTGGATTGCAGTAGAAGTAAAATCTGCCAATCCAACAGGCAGTTCTGCACAATTAGTTTCATCATTGAGTGACAAGGCAAATCTCAAGGCAAATTATACTATGGACAGTGCTACCGTTTTTACAACACAATCATCAGGTAGTGACGGTAGAGGAATTTTCAATGGTCAACCGAGAGTTAGACTAGGACAAGAATTTTTAACAGGGCATGAATTAATTGGTAAAGAAATTAGAGTNGTTAAATTTTGGTTAAAAAAGGTAGGAAGTCCAACAGGCACAGCATATTGTCGTGTTAGAGATTCATCAGATAACATCAAAGCAACAATCGGAACATTAGATGTTTCAACACTAACTACATCATACGCCAAAACAGCTATGTTTGGAAGTGGAAGTGCTACTATTTCTAATACTGATAAAGTGACTTTTGAGTTTTCAGGTGGTAGCACAAACACAGAAGTTCAAATGGAAACATCTGCAAGTGATGTTGTTTCTAATTCTGTTGCGTATCAATACGCAACTTCATGGGCAAGTATATCACCAACTGATTTAAAATATGAAATATCAGAAGGTTGTAAAAACGATTATTCAGCAGATTCACCAATAACAAACTTACCAGCAGGTTCAATCATGGAAGCAACAGATAACGGTAAACATTATATTTGGAACGCAACTACGAGTACGTGGACAGAAGTAGCATAGAATGTCATATCAAAACAACTTTCAGCAAACTATATTTCAGGGAGCTGGAGTATTTCAGGGTGGAGCAAGAACAATATTAGTAGATGAAGACGAACATATACAACAAAGAAGAAACACATTTCAAACAAGTGTTTTTCAGGGTAATATATTTCAAGATATACCAGCAGATGATGTAGATGGTTATATTAAAACCATGGAGTTGGTTAGGCATTCAAATGAAATACAGCAAGTTCAAGAACCTATAAGTGCATTTCAAGAAAGTGCATTTCAGAATAATGCATTTCAACAGGTTGCAAAGAAAGGTATAATTAGATCACTAGGTGCTGTAAAAATGATAACTGAAATTCTAAACTTAACTGATAATGATTCTGATAATGCTTATAATATATCCCATGGATTTAATAAATTTGTAAATGAAACAATGAATATTATCACGAATAAATTATCATACAGAGATAGATTTAGACAAATTTCTGATACATTAAACTTTACAGAATCTGTACCAGATGCATTTAGAGGTAGGTATAGATTTGCAAATGAAAACATGCATATTATAGACTTTGATGGTAGGCTTAAACTTATAATTAGAATGATAAATGAAGTTCAACAATTATTGGAACCAATAAGTGCTTTCCAAAACTCTGCATTTCAAGGAAATACATTCCAGACCATAGCAAGAAAAGGTATTGTCAGAGCCATGGGATTCGTCAGAATGGTTGCACCAGAACTAATCAACATATCTGAGACTGCACCAAGATTAGGACTTAGAATAAGATTTGAGAATGCTGTAGTAAACATTACAACTGCCACACATAAGGCATTTGGTTATAACAGATTTGGTAATGATAATATTAGTATATCTGAAACAACTGCTAAACCTAGAGTCATGGCTAGAATAAGAGATGAAGTTATGCAAATTCCAGAACAGTTTAATAAAGTAAGAACCATGATAAGATATGTCAATGAAATTTTGAATATATCAACAATCAAACAAGCATACAGAGATAGATTTAGATCAGTAGCAGATACTGTAAACATATCAGAAGAAACATCTAAAGTTAGAGGATGGATATTCACAATAGTAGACGGTGCGATGAATATTGCTGAGGGATTCAAGAGAATTAGAATACACACAATAAAGGCTGGTGGAACAAGAAGCACCAAACTATATAATAGAACAAGATCTGCACGACTATATGGTAGAATAAAGTCTGCAAAACTATTTAACAGACGAAGATCTAGTAGAGGTGCAACAAGAACATGAGCCAAAATATGACAGGTAGATCAGTTGAATATAGAGTAAAAGTGGGTTCTAGAGCAACAGTATATGTTGATATTTTAGACGCTGCTGGAACTGGTAAAGCACTTACAGATACATCATTATATGCTACAGCAATATGGAAGGTTTGGAAACCAGATGGAACACTTATAATTAATGCTGCATGTACATTCTCAGATAGAGATAATGGTGAAATAGCATATGCATTAACAGCAAATGATACTGCATTAGCAAATGCTGGTAATTGGTCTGGTGAAGTTGAAATTAAAAATTCATCTGGGGCAATGACAGAGCAATCAAAAACATTTAATTTTGTCATTGAGGAAAGTTACTAATGGCAAAAATTACAATCAATGCAAACGCTTGTGTTAATTGTGGTCACAACCAAAAAAATCATGCATCAAATAAAGGATGCGATGTAGAAGATTGTGACTGTAAAAGTCTTGGTGTTTTTTAACCAGTAAGCCTTATATATAAGTAAATAATAAGTAATGTATGTTAAAACTTGAAGACATAAATAATGAAATATATTTTCATTGGAGACGTTCTCAATTAGATGCTTTAAAAACAGAAAGACTTGGTCAAATACATGTGTCAGATATCATTAAACCATGTATGAGAAATGTTATTTATAAAAAAACAGAACCTTCTACTGGTGCTAGCACTGAAGACATAAAATCATTATACTTTGGTCAGATAGTTCATTCAAATTCAATGATGGCTGAACCAGAACATCATGAAAAATTCCTTGCATATGACTATGTTAGAGATGAGGCTCTAACCAGAGAGGAAGCATTGGAAATACCAATGGATGACCCAAGACAGATGGATATAATTTATGGTAGTATAGATGATTTGATTAAAGTGGGTGATAAATGGGTTATTTGTGATAAAAAGACTACTGGTAGTATAGACTATTTCAGTAAAGCAACATCTAAAGTAAGTGAATCACATAGAGATCAAATTAATAGATATAGAGTTCTTCTTGAAAAATGTTATGGTATAGATGCTGAACATGGATGTGTTGTATACATATCAAATAGAGTTGAAAAAGATTCCAGAGATAAACCAGCAGTAATATCATTTAAAGTTAGCTAAACCAGAAGAGACTTTGGAAGATATGATAAGAAAAGCTAGAGATATTAAAGATGCATTAACTAACAGAACTTTACCAGAAAGAACAAAATGTTTTCTATGTGATGGCATGTGTCCATACGCAACAAAATGTTTTGAAGATGATAGAGTGAGTTTAGATGAGTGATATAAGATATGTATCACCTCAATGTATATCTCATAATCACGTAGACTGTAAAAAAGTACAAAAAGACTCACCAATAAGATGTGAATGTTTATGTCACAAAATAGTGGGTGAATAATATGGGTGATTGGGGTAGTGGTAATTACCCAACAGAACCATGTCCAAAATGTAAAAAGAAATCTGGATGGAAATGGACTTGGGGTAAAAATGATGGTCAAAGTAAAGGATTTTCAACATGCCAATCATGTGGTGCCAAATTTTGAAGATATATTTTCATGCAAATAATAAAGCCACATTAGAAGCACTTCAAAAGTGTGGTGTAAAGAATGTATTTTTATCACATAAATACTCTCATAACATATCAACATTTTCTGATTGTTTTGAAAGTATATTTATTTCTACTGGTGCTAACACTAACAAAGATAAATACTATGAGTTTCTAAAGATGGAAAAAGAACACTATGATTATGCAACCCAATTTTACATAAGCGATGATATGAATAAAACAAATCACATATGGAATAAAGAAAGAGAGTGTGGGTTGGAAACACTACCAGTCTTAGAACAAGATTATGTAAAACATTTAAGTTTACTTAATGGTAAAGCATCACACATATGTATTGGAAAAATGAAAGGAAGATTTGACACAGAAGATTCTATAAAAAGATTACCGACTACTTATAAATACCATGGTATGGGAAAAGGAAAATATCTACTAAAGAATTGTTTTGATAGTATTGATACTAGTCTTTGGATATCAGCAGCCATGGCAAAAAAATTTGAGATATGGAGTAACGGTACAATAATTAAAATAGATTTTAATAAAGAAGGTAAATTAGTAGAACCTGTGCTTAAACATTACTGTGATAAGTATAAAGATAATATGGAAAAGATAGGTATAAATTGGCATGGTGTTGAAGTAAATCATTATTATACGCTGTTAAAACTTCCAATTGCTTTGTATTACATGCCTATTTGTGAGCATTTAAAGTCATACTCAGATAACTTTATTAAGTAGAATGATATAATTGTTATATAATGGGTGAAGAACTATTTAAAATAAAAGCAGTTGGTGGAAAAAATATAGTTGTAGAAGATAAAAGAAAGACTGTATCTCCTTTCAATTCTACAAAACATTTTAAAGATGCAAACATACCAGCTTATTGTGATCAATGCATCTATAGATCAGTTGATTCTGGAGGCAATGGTAAGTGTCCAAAGTATGAAGCTGGTGCTGTATGCTCAATAAGAGATGATTTTGTACAAGTAATAAACTCTTTAGATACTAGAAAACCTGATGATGTTAAAGCAATGCTTGACATGATAGCAAAGATATCATTTGAGAATGTGTTGATGGCGTTAACTCAGGCAAAAATGGATGGTAATATACCAGACAGAAACACAAAATCTGAGATAAACACTTTACTTGCAGTTATAAAGTCAATCAATGACCTCAATACCAAAGTAGTTGTTACACAAAAAACTAGAGATGGATGAAAAAACTGGTGATATATCATCAATATTCAAACAAATAAAAGCCCAAAGAAGTGAGGGATAATGTTAGGTGATATGTTCTCTGTCATAATTTGTTTATTGTATNTAGTTGGTGGTATAACTATAGGTTATTATATACCTAAATGGAGAGCATCTAGAAAAAATAGAGGTGACGGTAGATGGGATTAGGAGATTTAGTCAAAGGTATATGGAGTGAACCAGACTGGGAATTACCAGATGAAAATACTCTAACAAAGGAGATTGAAGAACTTGATAAACAGATAAAAACAATGCCTAAAAAATCGAGAGAAAAGACCAGATTAATATACACGATGGCTAANAAAATGCAGATATTAAGACTAGTGTTACATAAGAAAAAGAAAACAAAATATAGACCAGACGCACAGGGTAAATGGGTATGGATACCAGAAGAAGAATATGAGGGTAGGAAGTATAAATAATGGCTAGACCAGATACAGAAACAATAACTGAAAGAAAAAATCTTTTACAACAAATAACAGAGTGTGCTAGTACACCAAGTAAATTTAGTGAAATATTTTTGAATCATGATGTTTTTGATTATAATAAGCAATATGTAGATTGTCAAGATAGATTCATAGTATATAGGTCTGGTAGACAGGTAGGTAAAACTATGTCTACAGCAGTTAAAGCTATACATTTTGCATTTTTTGCACCATTAATGTTGAAAACTGTTAGACATGAATGTACAATAGTCATAGCTGCACCTACACAAAATCAGGCTGGTATCATGTATGATAGAATTAGAAGTTTGATAATGAATAATGATTTTCTTAAGGGTTATGTTGTAAGAAACACACAGACAGAATTATGGGTTAACTTTCTAGATAATACTGGTATGTCAAAAATAATTACAAGGGCTACTGGTGAAAGTGGTACTGGACTCAGAGGTTACTCACCTCATTGCATCATAGCCGACGAATGTTCTTTCATTAAGACTGATATACTTAAAGCATTTCTACCTTCTGGTATGGCTACACAAGCTAGGGTGTGGTTAACATCTACACCGTTTAGTAAGTCTGGTTATTTTTATGAAGCATGCCAAAATTCTAAAAGAACAAAACCAGATGGACTGTGGACTGAATTTCATGTAAAGTCAACAGATAACCCATTAATTCAAGAAGATCCAACATTCATAGAAGAAATTAAAAGATTAACTAGAGAGGAATATGTTCAAGAAGTTGAAGGTGAATTCCTAGATATCGGTAATGCACTTATACCAAACTCACTATTAAGAGATGCAGTTAGTGATAAAAAACCAGAGGGTCAACCAAGATATTATATGGGAGTAGATGTAGCAAGAAGTGGTAGAGATGAAACTGTATACACTATAGTTAGCAGTTGATAAGAATGATGCAATATTTGTTGAAGAAGTTGTGGCTGAATCACAATCTAATGTAGTTGATGTGTGTGGTAGAATAGGAGATTTTGTACGTGATTATAGAATAGAAACCGTATTCATAGATGAGACTGGTCTTGGTGGTGGTCTGATAGATTTGGCTAGAGAACAAAATATACCAGCAAGGGGTGTTGTATTTTCACTACAAGAAAAAGCATCCATGTATAAGAACTTAAGATTATTGTTTGAAAATCACAGAATCACATTAAAAAAGGTAGATAAACTGGTGTACCAGTTATCATACTTGACTAGGGAATATACTGAAGCTGGAATTATGAAAATTAAATCAGAAGAACATGATGACTACCCAGATAGTCTTGTTTTAGCCTGTAGAGCAGTATCTACTGGTGCAGAATGGCATGTTTTGGACATGACGAAGGGTCTTCAGAAGGCACTTTTCGGTTAACTTTATATAATATATGGTATAATGATAAATATGACAGAAGAAAAACCAGATGATATAGAAGACGTTTCAGATGGTGATTTAGAAGAAATAAAGAAGGAACCAGAATATAAAGACGCATCCATGCCTAGTGATTTGTGGAAAACATGGTTAGAAAGGCGTAAATTTGGTGGTGCTACTACAGTTGGTCAAGGTGCTGGAAATGCTAGTGGTGGTGTTGAGCAAGAAAGTGGTACTGATAAAGACTGGGCAAAACCAGTAGAGAGTCAAACTTATATAGGAAAACCTAACACTAAAGGTAAGGACGATGAATCAAAATAAGATCAAGAACACCAGAGTCGGAGACGATATACATTTTTATGTGAATGGTGTTGAAGACCGTGGTATTGTAGTCAAAATGAACAATGAATATGTAACAGTATTCAAAGAATCGACTCAAAACTATGATGATATTCACATTAACGATACATTTTTCATTAAAGATATACTAGTAAATAAAGAATGGGACAATATGGATGACACTGATAGATATAATGCTTTAGTAGACATTCATGCCCCTTCACCAACATACCTAATGAAGACTTGGGATCAATTACCAAAAGAAATTAAAGTATTACTACAAAAAAATAATGCAGTAGAAACATCACATAAAGAATCAGATGATATGGATGTAGCAACTAGAACATTTGACGGTAAAACTGAAACAACAAAAGGTTTTGGTGGTACTGAAAGAAATGATGAAACAGGTAACCAAGGTGGTAGAACTGGTGAAAAAAGACACTCAGGTGAAAAACACACACAGCACGCTGGTGATAAAGAACAAGGTGATAAATATGCAACACAAACACTGGGTCAAGAAGGAGCAGATAAATTTGGTCAAGGTGAAAGACCTGCTGCAAAGGAAGAAGAGAAAGGTCACACAAGAGCATCAGATAAATTATCATTATTAAGTCAACAAGTAAGTGAAGATCCACAAATTAAAGAGGCAGATAAAAGAGTAGAATCAAGCTTAGGAAGTAGAGCAGAATTACAAGATGCAAAACATGTTGCAAATGTAGCTGGTAAAAAAAGAGCTGAAAGAAAAGAACGTAAAACACAAGCAGAAGCTGGTAAAGATGCACCAGTACCAAAAAAAGTAACCGAAGGTGTCTCAGCATTAAAAGCATGGCAACAATGGTTAGCACAAAGACAAGAACAAATTAACAAAGATGCAAGAGATGGTAAAGGTGGAAGCACACCACATCCAAAATACGGTAGAAGTCATCTTAGAAC